GACGCCGGCATCCCGACCACCGAGGACGGGTTACGCAAAGCCTGGGAAAAGGAAGTGGCGGCCCAGGGCAGCAAGCTGAGCAACACCAGCGCTTATTCGCCGTTCTGGCGGGTGATCACCGCACTGGTGACCAAGCCGGTGATGTGGCTGCTCAGCTTCATCAGCGACACCGTGCTGCCGAACTTCTTTGTGAAGACCGCCCGCGACAAGTGGCTGGACATGCTGGCCTGGGCGGTCGACGTGGAACGTAAAGGTGCCACCAAGGCCCAAGGCATGCTGTTGTTTACCCGGGATGTCGCCGGCGGCGTGCTGGAGATGGCCGCCGGCATCCAGGTGCAGTCTGCCGCGATCAATGGCCACATTTACCAGTTGGTCACCACCACGGCCGTGACCTTTGCTGACGGGGTCCTACAGCTGGAAGTCCCGGTGGAAGCGTTGGAGGTCGGCAGCGGCTACAACCTGGCGCCCGGGTATTACGCGATCCTGCCCGTGCCCATCCACGGCATCGTCCAGGTGGTGAACACCGACGGCTGGCTGATTGCACCTGGTGCAGATCCTGAGCCCGACGATCAGTTGCGTTTGCGTGTGCGTAACCAGTTCTCCGCCGTCAACCAGTGGCACACCGACGCGGTGTACCGAGCGATGATTTCCGCGTTCCCGGGTGTGCGGCCGGACGGCGTGTATTTTCTGCACGGCGCACCACGTGGCCCGGGCAGTGCCAATGCCTACGTGTTGTTTGACGCGGACGTGCCGGCGGCGACCTACCTGGAGCAGATCAACGCCCACATCCGCGACCAGGGCAATCATGGCCACGGCGATGACCTGGTGGTAATGGTCATGCCGCAAACCCAACACGCCCTGCGTGTCACCGTGTGGCCACGCTCAACGATGACCGCTGAAAAGCGCGAGCTGATGCAGGCCGAAGTCGCGCAGTTCATCCGTGCCGCGTTCCGTGAGAGTACCGCCAGCGACTTTCAGCCGACGCTGACGTACCCACAGTCGCGGTTTTCCTTCAGCCGCCTGGGCGAAGAACTCCACCAGCAGTTCGCTGGCATCGAGTCGCTGCACTTCGATAACGCCGACATCGTGTCAGAACTGACCATCCCCAGGATCAGCAGCCTGGAGGTGGCCAGCGCATGATCAAACTCAATTTGCCGTTCTGGCTGGATGGCACGGAGCTAAGGAAACTCAAAGCGGCCAGCCAGGCCTGGTGGGAGCAAGTCGAAGGTTGGCTGCAATGGCCACTGCGGCAGATGGATGCCGAAACCTGCCACGCGACCGTGCTCGATCTGCTGGCCTGGCAGCGCGATATCAGCCGCTTCAAGGATGAGCCGGAAAGCCTGTACCGCTTGCGGGTCAAGTACGCCTTTGTCAACGCCGTCGACGCCGGCAGCACGGCAGGGCTCAAACGCATCCTGCACCGTCTGGGCGTGGGCTACGTCGAGATCGACGAGCGTATGCCCGATCGGGACTGGGACGTGGTGCAACTGCGCCTGTCCGACTCCCAGCTGTCGCAAAACCCGGAGCTGATGCGGGTTTTGATCCAGCAGTACGGCCGGACATGCCGGCGTTATGACTTCGTGACCATCACCCCCGTGGCGCTGCAAATCGCCCTGATCGACTTCAACAACGACCAGCAAACGCTGGTCGCCAGCCTGTAGGAGCGCACCCGTGAGCGCCAGTATTACCTTGGCCGGCGAAAGCCAAATTGCCTTCAAGCAAAGCCACAAAGTACCGCTGATTATCAGCAAATTCATCTTTGCCAACGTGCCCGGGCTGGATCCGCTCGCACCGGTCGACCGCGCAGCCGGTAAGCCGCCGGCGGGGCAGATCGTCCACGTCTACGACATTCCCACCGAAAACACCGGTTTCGTGAACCCGAACCAGATCGTGTACAGCGCCCAGTTGGGGTCGGATGTTGGCGACTGGGATTTCAACTGGGTAGGATTGGAGGACGCAGACGGTGCGCTGTTCGCCGTGTCCTACGTGCCCCTCCAGCAAAAGCGCAAGAACATCCCGCCGTTGCAGATCGGCAACAACGTCACCCGCAACTTCCTGGTGGCGTTTGATGGCGCCATGCAGTTGACCGGGGTGAAGATCGACGCCAGCACCTGGCAACATGACTTCACCGTGCGCCTGGCCGGTATCGACGAGCGTGAGCGCCTGAGCAACCGGGATCTATTCGGCCGTGCCTGCTTTTTCGGAGCGGGACTGGCGCTGACCCACAATGGCACTGCCTTTCAGTTGAACGTCGGTAAGGCCTACATTGAGGGCATCCGTATTGCGCTGACGGTGCCCCATCATATTTCCACCGCCATTCCTGTCGGCAACCTCTACCTCGATGTCTGTTTGAAACGTGAGTTCAGCGACCGGGTGGCTTCCTGGACGCTTGAGTACGGAGACCGAGACGACTACACCGATTCGGCTGGGCAGCGCCATTACTGCGTGCCGATCGCCCATTTCCTCACGTACACCCAAATCACCGACTTGCGTGTGGTTGAGCCCATCGTGGGGCCGATGATTAAGTACCTGGCAGCTCGCAATGGTGACTACTCCAATCTGCGCGCCAGGGCGACCACCAAGGACGACGTTGAACTGGGAAATCTGCCCAACGCCATCAGCGATGACGATGCAACCGATAGCAGCGTGGTGCTGGCGTCCACAAAGGCCGTTCACACTGTTCGCCAGGAACATCAACGGGTCATAAATGGATTGATCGAAGGCACAACACCCGCAGGCAAGGCTAAGCAACTGGAGACCGCACGCAAGGTATCAATCAGCGGTGCCGGTACAGGGGCTGTCGGTTTCGACGGCTCCAAAGATGTCGACTTGGCTCTGACGCTGGCAGACAGCGGCATCAAGGCAGGGACGTACGCAAAAGTCACCGTCAACGTCAAAGGACTAGTGACTGATGGCGGCGCGCTGAAAGCCGAAGATATTCCTAATCTGGATTATTCAAAGATCACCAGCGGAAAGCCGACAACCATCGACGGTTATGGCATCACCGATGCGATCAAAACCGGTACCTATGGGCTGGCCTCAAACACTGCACCCTTGTCCAGTATCGACGCCATCGGTCTCCCGGGCGGCTTTCACTACTTTGGTGCCGGCCCAACGGGTTTTGCGCCGTATGTGGGGCTGATCAATGTCCCTTACGGCAGCGCCGGGTATGCCGGCCAAATTGGATTCCAACAGGGTAACGCCGAGCCCCGCCTGCTGTTGCGCTCTGTCCAACAGGATGGAACCTGGACACCTACCCGTGAGGCCTTCCACACCGGAAACCTGAACCCTGACGCGATCGTGCCGGCTGGGGCCATCGTTGCCTTTGCTATGTACGGCACCTCAGCGGGCTACCTAAAAGCCAACGGAGCAGCGGTATCACGGACTACCTTTGCTCGGCTCTTTGCGGTGTTGGGTACCTACTACGGCGCCGGAGACGGCTCTACCACCTTCAATTTGCCCGACTTGCGCGGCCGGTTTATCCGGGCCGTGGACGATGGGGCGGGTTGGGATCCCGGCCGAGCACTGGGCTCGCTCCAGGACAGTCAAAACGCCTCGCATGCCCATACGGCTTCCTCGGCGGCCGCAGGCCTACACAACCACCCCGGCAGTGCGACCTTTCCAAGCGGTTCGCACGGGCATACCGGCACCACCACGTCGAACGGTTCTCACCAGCACGGCTTGACGATGGGCTTTACCAACCTCGACCAAGGCAATTTTGGTGGCGGCAGTTCGGTCTATGGCACCCAGTACACGAATGCAGCCGGCGACCACATTCATGGATTGAACATCGACGCGACCCCAGATCACTCCCACACCGTCGGGGTTGCGTACGACGGTGCGCACGCCCACACCGTCACCGTCGATCCTTCCGGTGGTAACGAGTCGCGTCCGGTGAACATCGCGCTTATCTATTGCATCAAGTACTGAGACCCCACATGAAAACCAAAACCGTATATCAAACCAACCAACTGGGGCTTTTTACAGGTACAGCAGAAGCTGAAGAATCCCCCCTTGAGCTCGGTGTCTTTCTGATCCCTGGTGGGTGCGTAGAAACCCCACCACCGGCCATCCCGGAAAACAAAGCCGCCTGCTGGAGCAATAACAAATGGGTCCTGGTCGACTATTTCAACGGTTTGATCGTTTACAGCACCGCCACCGGCGAGCCGCTGACGATCAATGGTGTCGGCCCAATCCCCAACGGTTACACGGTGAAAAAGCCGGGGCCGGATCAGGTCTGGAAAAACGGGGAGTGGGTGGACGATATCGCCGCCATTTTGGCGGCGCTGTATGAGCAGAAGCTGCTGGAGGTCAATGACGGATGCAACCACCATATTGAGGGAGGTTTCTATTCCAACGCCCTGGGGGAGACGTACCGCTATAGCAGCGAGATGGATGATCAAATCAATCTGACCGGCATGGTGCTCAGTGGCCTGGATTCTGGGTATGCCTGCTACGACGCCGAACAGGTTAAGGCCTTCTATCCACACACCGCCACCCAATTGCACCTGGTGGGCCAAGACCTGGTGCGCTTCAAACAGGCAGCACTGCAACACGCCGACAGCTTGAAACAGGACTTGGCCAGCGCGCTTAAAAACAAAAAACTCAAGGTGATGAGAGCCATTAAGTGGACGCCGCCAGCATGACCTGGGATCCCGTCACCCTGCGCTGGCCCGAGCAGGCCACGCAATGGATGGACCAGCTATCAGCGGCCAAGGATCTGGCCAGCGGCGAGTTGGCCAACACCGCACAACGCTTGGTCGGCCTGGACGGCATGACCAGCACCAACCCGGGGCCGGTGGGTGACGCCGCCCAGGGCGCGATCAGTGCCGGTCGTGCGGCCCTGGCTGAGCAGATGGGCGAGGCGCCAGCATGCCTGGTAGTGACGCCGTTCCAGAGTGGCGTCGGCCAGGGCCGCGGCTACCAGCGCTTCCTGTCCGCGCCGAACCTGCTGCAACAGCTGGCCGGCAAACTGGTGGACGTGAGCGACACCGGCCGGCCCGGTGGTCCTCAGTTCGCGCTGTGCCTGATGTTCTTGGCCACGCGCGTCGATCAGTTGGCCGAGAGCCTGGCGCGCTTCAATGCGCTGTTGCCGATGCCTGACCTGGTGCGCGCCGAGCGCCGAGCGCGGCATTTGTCCAAGCTGGAGACGGAAAAGTGGGAGATCCCCGCCGCCGGCACCCTGCCGCGCTGGCAGGCCTTGCCCCTGGAGCGCTGCACGGTGCTCAAGGCCGCCCAGCAATCCATGGCCGGCCAGCTTTCCGTTCTGGAAAGCTACGCCGCTGACAGCTCGCCCATGGCCGATCTGGCCGCGCTGGCTTCCCGCAAGGTCGCCCAGCAGCAGGGGCGCGACAAACAACTGGATGACCTGAAAGCTTTACTGGCCGGCGGTAGTGCCGACAGCAGCGTGCGTGCGCGCCTGATCGGCCCGGGCAATCCGAGCGAGTTGCGCCGTGGGCTGCTGGAAGGCGAGGCCCCGGGGCATGAGTGGGTGTTGTGCGCCGGCGCGCTGCTGGTGGGATCTGAGCAGGGTCTGAGTTTCGTTCGCGAGCTGGTGGGCCTATGACGCTGTTACTCGACGGGCAAGAGGTGCGCGGCAAGAACCTCAAGGTCACCGGTAATCTGCGCATAGAGAGCGACGATCTGTCAGGCCAGACCAGTAACACCGACAAGGGGCACAAGGGTTTCAAGCCCAAGACGCTGACCGTCACTCTGATGATTCCTTTCGTTGACCAGGTGCAGTTGCGCGACCTAATGCGCCTGGTGGAAGCGACCGCCGGTGGTGGACAGCTCAAGACGTACCGAATCGTCAACGACACGGCCGCCGCGTTCGGTATGCGCCAGGTGACGTTCACCGAAGGTGTGAGCGCCCGGGAAGACGACAACCTACGGGCCTGGCTGATCCAGTTCACCCTGACCGAAAAACTCTCCAACCCGGAAAAAGTCGAAGGCCGGCGATCGGGCAACACGGTTACAGCCCAATCTGGCCCAGGCGGGGCAGTGGGTGGCAGCGGCGGTGACTCGACCGGTGGGCCGGAGGAACTGACCGGTTTTGAAGCCACGTTGAAAAAGGTCGACACCTGGCTGGGCGGGAGTGCCAAGCCATGAAACTGCACAAGGTGTTGACCATCAGCGGGGAGCCTTATGTCCTGGTCAAAAACGAAGTCCGGCTGGATGCGAAAAGCCCCGGCCGGGCCACGTTCACCATTCAGGCCAAGGCCCCAGTCAAAGGTCTGGTAACGCTGGACATCGGCTACAACGACAGCACGCTGCAACGGCACTTCATCGGCTATGTCGAGCGCTGTAGCACGTCCAACAGCGTGCAGCAGGTGGTGTTCTGCCGCGAGCTGGCCGCGATTCTGGCCAACCCGCTGCCGCTGAACCTGCGTCACGTCGACCTGCGCGCCGTCCTGGTTGAAATCAGCCAGCACACCGGGTTGCGATTCCGCGTGCCGGAACAGCCCTACGCCGGGGTTAAGGCACCATTTTTCTACAGCCTGGCCGCCGGCTATCAAGCCATGGACAGCCTAGCCAGGGTGTTCAACATCTCCGACTTCATCTGGCAACAGCAGGGTGACGGTGAAGTGTTCGTGGGCAGTTGGGCCGACAGCTTCTTTGGCGTTCGCTCGCCGCTGCAGCTGCCGGTCGAGCTGTTCGACGACTACCAGGGCAACCAAAGCGCGATGATTGCAGCCCTTCCCGGGTTACGACCAGGAGCAACGATCAACCACGGCGAACGGATCACCAGTGTGGCCCTCGTCGATAACCAGATGGCCATCCGATGGACGACGCAATTCGCCGCAGCGTAGAACGACAATTCCCCGAACTCACCGGCGGTTACCACCTGCCACGCTTTGCCCGAGTGGTCGCTGTGGCCGATGCCCCGGCCGGCGCCGGGATCTGCGACGACTTCCGGCCGCGCTATGCGGTCGACATCGAGGTCCTGGGGCCAGATGGCGAACCAGACAACCAACTGCCGATACTCGCCGGCGTACCCTTGCCACTGCCCACCGGTGGCGAAGAAATGGGCATTTACGCCTTCCCCGGGGAAGGCACCACCGTCGTGGTGTGCTTTGCCTACGGCCTGCCGCACAAGCCCTACATCCAAACCATCCTGCCCCACGGCCTAAGCATGCCCAGCGTGCCGAAAGGGGATCAGGTCTGGCAGCACAGCGAAGCCTGTCAGCAGCGTGTCGACGCTGACGGCAACTGGTTGCGCCAGACTGACGGCAAGATCCTGGACAAGGCCACCGAGCGCGAAGTGGAGGCAATGAGCAACACGGAGCGCTTCCAGAACCACACCAGGAGCGTGGACGACCATTCAACCGAGTCAGTGGGTGGAATCAAGACGATCGAGGCGCTGGGGGCGCTCAAGCTGTTGTCGGGCGGATCCGCGAGCCTGGCGGCGGTGGACGATCTGCACCAGGCCACTGGCCGAGACTTAAACCTGGTTGTGGGGCAAATGCACAACGCCACGGTGGGAGGCGACATGAAGGAGCGGATTCAGGGTTTGCGCCAGAGCGTGGCCGAGATCAGCCAGCAGATGCAGGCGCCGAAAAGCTGGATCGGGTCCGAAGGTGTGAATTTGTTCCAGGTGGTGTGCGACATTCTCGACTTGCTGCTGCAGATGAACACCCAGCTAGCTGCTCACACCCACGTTCCAGGTCCAATGCCTAGTCCGGCAGATGCAGCGGCATTTACGGAGAATTCTGTATTTGCCGCTCAGCTAGGGCTGAAACTGAAACTGATTACAATATGAAGTACTAAATTGGAACTGCGAGAAATTTTCGTTATGGGGATTGGCCTAGACCCTCACATCAGCATTTTTCTTAGCGTTTGATTCTTTGCGGCACTGCCTTTCAAGTTCGATAAATTCGGAATTAACCCCGAGCTTGTCTGCTATGACTATTAGCTGGTTGTAGTCAGGTTTTTTTCCACCATCAAAGAAGGATTCGCATAAAGCAGAGCAATAGCATGCGTGGTTAAGCAGGTTATGTATTGCATTTTTGAAAGTTGAGTAAGGTAGCGGGTCGCCTCTACCTCTGAACGAGGCTAGCTGTTCATTAGTTTCGCCTATTAAATTAACCAGCGCCAAAATACTGGTGCGTTCGTCTGAAGTATACGTATGTGCAATCGATGTGAAATACTCTTCAATCAGCATGATGTCGATTTTTGGCGGAAGTCTATGTCCGGAAATACTTTCTCCTGAGTTATTGGTATCTATCATTTTTAATGATTCTGTAAATGTTTCGTGTACTGCGGATTGCGCTCTTTTTACATCCTCTAAAATGCAGGTTTTTTTGTTTGAGTTTTCTTTTCTTTTTTTCCAGCTTTCGCGGACGACATTCAATGTAAAGCCGATAATTACGCCTATCATTGTTGTGGGGGCAGTAATTATTTTATCAATGCTTTTTCCATTGCCTAGGTTGGCTGTATAAGTTAGGCATTGATTGAATGAATCAATATCCATGGTTGCTTCCTTAAAGATAAATAATTATTAGTTGAATGCCTTGGTTTAAGTTAGCGATAACCACGCCTGACGCTTTTGATCGCCTCTCGTGAGGTTCCATAAACGCTCAGATGGGAGTTTAGAGCGATTTGACTGTTAAGGTGTTTAACTGTTTTTTCGTCAATTGACGATGCAAGTTCATCGTACCTGTTTTCCGAACTGATAATGTATGCGGCTTTAGGTGAGATGGGGAAGTAGAGGTCAAGCGCTTCAGGCGGCTTTCCTTGATTTGTATTTGCTGATGATTCATGAATGTTAATTACAGGGCAATCGCTAGTAATGAAGTCGATATCTGTATTGTTCGTTATAAAAATATGGTGGTCCGTATCAGCGGTAGCGCATAAAGAAGATCCCATGTTTAATGCAAGCTTGTAGCTAAGAAACCACCAGTTTCGTTCAAAGAGGATTTTGAATGTTTTTACACCTTCAGTATTTTCAGATAATAGGTGCATGCCCTCTAGGCATCTCTCTTTCACTTTCTTGGTCCGGAAAAGTTGCTGCGCGAGGAAATTGCAAAAGCTGGTCATATATCGGCCTTGTTCAAGGCACTTAATATTTCCACGCTTCAACTCGTCGATGACAGGTTTGGCAAGATTTTCAATTATTGTATGGGTTTTCTCAAATACGCCGTACTGAATAGCTTCCGAAATGTTCTTAAGTTCGGCGTACGCTTCTAAGTGCTCAAGTCCTATGTGCGAATCAATTAAGGCCGAGGCTTTTTTGAAAAACTTGATTTGCGATTTGTGAAAGCTCTGGAGGCTGGGTGAGTTTCCGCTTGGCCATAGTTCTATATAAGCAACATCACTATCGCTCAACGCATGAATTTTGTTGAAGTCTTCTTCTCTGGAAAGCCCCCTTACGCTGTCCTTGCTGATATTTCCTTTCGTTGTTACGTGCCAAATACTGTTGTCGTTTTCGCTCGACCACGCACTGAGGTAGTAGGCCCAGACGTAATGATGTTTGCGAACTACTGGTAGCGTCCCTCGCAATTTTCAGATCTCCTCAAGCCCGCACCGGTTAAGTCACAAAAAACATAAGCATGCCTTGCTATCCTAGCCGGCACCACCAAGATTGCGCGTATGCGCAACCATCGATGTACTCAATCCCGCTCAAGACAAAACCGGTCACAGCCATCCCCGCCAGCGTTGCGTCCAGTAGCCGTGGTAACGGGTCCGGATCAAGAGGCATCCCCACATCCACCCGAGCGACATTGGCGCTCCGACCGAGCTCAACGTTGTTTTCTGAGTTCACCATCACATTGCCCCGTATCGCCGGATAGCCCCGCCGTTCCTGGGGCGTCAGCGCAACACCTTGGCGTCTCATGGGGGTAATAAACATATGCATGCGTTAACCCGCCTAGTTGCCGTCTATCAATGCTTCCACCGCAAAGGCCAGAGCGCCATCGGCTTGCTCCAGGAGATCGCTCAGATCGTCACAGTTGATCACCTGAGCGCGATGCAGGACGTGAGCCTGGGTCAGCAGAGCTTTGTGGTGACGTCCAGGGTTTTTGAACAGCGCGGCTTCGTCACGCAGAAGTAATTCCCACTGGGCGATCGCACTGGTTCTATCACCCGACGTTGCCAAATGCCCCGTGTGCATCACCTTCCCTCAATCAACTCAAATTAACTGTATGTATAAACAGTATATCTGTTGAGGTCGCCGAGCAATGGTGGTCCGATGAAACGACGGTCAGAGGCGTACAAGGGCAGACATTGCAGAAATTCGGCCGGCGAAGAAAAAACATCTGAAAAAAGCACTTATCCCCCTCCCGCCGACGGGCCTTGTGTCCTTTTTTTGTGCAAATCCGGATGTAGTGCAATCGGACCTGCAGCCCAGACGGGCCGTGGGGCTCTGCAGGCGATCGGCAATTTCACAGAGCGCAAAGTTTTGAAAGGAAATGCAGAGCGGTTGCACAGCGGCACGCGGGGCGGTCACAGACGGGACAACGCCGGAACCCCCGGACTCATTGGGCGAAAACTTCTAAAACGTGGGTTTCGATGGGTTTTCGCTCGCTGAGGGAACGGCTTATTGAGATGTTCGCGTCCCCTGCGATCTGGTTGTAAGCCTTGTGGGGCGGGGCTTCGAGCGATACGGGACATTTCCACGTCGTTGCTCAAAAATTACCTGTACGCAGTTACGGCATTTGAAGGCGGCAAGCCTCGTGCAGCACACGCATAACGAAGATTGTTGGCTCGATATATACGGCTCCCGTCCGCTCCTTTTCAAATGAATAGCGCCACTCCACAAACGTGTTGTTTAGTTCATGCAGGAACTCAACAAAGCTGTTTGCCTTGCCTGCATCGATGCCGATCGCACATCGCTGCGCCATTTTTTGGATTTCGGCCTTCGCGTTGATTGGAAGCCCCTCGTAAAGCTTGACCAATTCGTGGCCTCGAAGAGCGGAGCCGTGTTTCAGCGACAAGGCTTTCAAATATAGCTCAATGCTAAACGCAGCGTTGACCACGAAAGGAACCGCGCTGGCACCGTTGCGCGGCTCTCGGCTGAGATCTTTTTCGAACAGATAGTTGGAGGCGGTCGCAAACGACACAGCTTGATTAAATGCGGCTGAAAAAGGTGACGTTTCCTGGTGTAGACCCTTTTCCTTGAGGATCTGGATAACGGCTTCAGCATCCGCCTCAGGGTCGCCCGTAGAGTCGTACTCTCCGACTGCTACGCCCTTCAGCAGTATCGTTTTTGGACCCCCATGGATTCTGTTCAAGATGACCTCCAAAAGTTTACGTAACCCAGAGCAACCCAAATCTACGGCGTGAAGGTATGCAACCTCGATTTAGAGGGTAGACCTAGCAAGCCTAGTCAATTTCCAGCGGAAAAGGGACTTTTATTGAGAGTGATTCTTAAGGACAGGGGGCATTTTCAAAAAGAGCGATATTAGCGATACGAGTTCGCAAACAGGTCTAGAGGCCCCGGTTTTACTGGGCGTCTGGTATTACAGAGGAAGGTAATATGAAGCGATATCAAAAGTAATATTTCTGCCAAACCCCCGGATTCATTGGGTTTTAAAGAATGGATATATAGCTTTAAAGAAAGGTAATAATATCGCCTTCCTATCGCTAAAATATTGCCTTTTCCTAAAGTGGCTGGACGCTTTGATCTATAAGGGCTGTAGCCGATTTTTGCGGGGGATATTACTAATATTACTCTTTTTCCAGACCCCCACAGATTTTAGGCTAGGTACCTATACGGGGGGGATCAGGCTGCTCGGCTATTTGCGTGAGTTCAGGTCAAACGTCCCCCAATACGGCCCCCAGTGGAATGCGGTAAGGGATGAACAGCGCTGCAGGCCTTGAAAATAGTGGCGCGGGTGAAGGGGATCGAACCCTCGTTATCAGCTTGGGAAGCTGAAGCTACGAGGTATTAACTAAGATTTTTAAGGGGGGCGTGTTTAGTGTTGTGGTCTAAAAGCCGTCTCGCAGAAAAAAATCTGCGAAAGCGGCAGAGGAGAGATAACGGTGTTTAGTCTTGAGTCGTTTGTTATTGAAAGATATCCATGTATTTCATTGTTTCGGGGGTCAGTACGGGCGCGAGAGTGTTAACGTCTAGGTCTGAGTTGATTTTGTCGGCCAGATTTTGTGCGTACAAAAAGAATTCTTGACTGCTTCCGTGCTTTAGTAGGTTTTTTGTTATGCCACTTCTAAAGCCATGGATCATTGTATCCTTGATACTTAACTTGCCGTGGAGAGAAGTAATTTCAGTTCTTAGCTCCAAGATCTGATTCTCGTACTTTGTATTGTTCTCCCTTAATTCTTTCTCGTGATTGGCTTTGATTTCATTGTTGCTGGTTTCGTGACTTGTTTTAAGGTTTTTGAGTTCGGTTGTAACTTTGTGTAGTTTGCTTGTCGGATCTCTCTCAGATATTTTGTCTTTGATGTAATTTAGTAGTAACGTGGCTGCGACTAGGCATGGCACTCCTACGTTATAAGCCCAGTCGTAAGTTTTTGCTAATTCTTTGAACTCGTAAAAAATGCCAAAATATACTAGTGAGGAAACGCATGCGAATAAGATATTGAGAATGCTCACGTCGCAGCCTCATGTATGACTTAAGGAGATCTTCTTTTTGGATAGGAATGTTACAAAGTCTCCGGGGCTTGGCGCCAAAATATTTATTAATGGAACTATTTGAGGCTTTGAAATTACGGCGTCATCACTTACGAAGTCAGAAGAAAATTTAATCGAGAATTTTTTTCCAGCCATTTCCATGAGTGTTACTTTTATAAGTGGCCTGTTTGAGTTGTATTCATTGAGTGCGTCTAAAATATTTCCTTTTGTTGTTTCTTTTTTTAGCGTGTATCTAAATAAAAGGTTAAATCTATTGAGTGAGAATAAAGGGCTGGTAATCTGTGTTCCGAAAAACTTCATCTCTGAGAAATCGAAGCCGAACTCGTAGTAAACAATTTCTTCCGCCGAGCGATCGGTTTCACGCTCATGAAAGTTGGTTACACCTTCGATGCTTGAAATTACATTGTAAAGATTTCTTTCGTTCATGGTGTCAGATTCAATCCTTGGATGCTTTGGTGTGTTAAGTGAAAATTGTGGGTTTAGGGATGTCGAATGGGTTTTTGGTTGCGTCATTAAATCGAGAGGCGATTCTTGCTTAAATTTTTACGTTTGGCCACATCTAACTCTTACCGTTTTAACAGTGGGTTGGTATAAAAAATGGTACGAGTTGGAGGTAGAGGCTCTGTAGCTCAGGAAATTCAAGGGGTGTAACGCGTGTAGATCCAATCCATCACCGAAAAAGCTGACGATTCTTGATCGTTAGCGGCAACAATCGATAGTAGTCACTCCGGCGTCATCATCACTGCGAGAGTCATCTTGATGAATTCCTCGTTGCGGTCGATCGCATCCAGGGCGCTACGCACGTTTTCGGCGACATCTGCGGCCCCCCGCTGCTCGACCCAGTTCGTCAGTTCCATGATGGCAGCTTCAAGAGCGAGCTGGTTTTCATTGATCTTGAAAAGCAGGGATGGGAGTAGGTCTGAATTGGGCATCGCGATTCCTCAGTGAAAAGGAAAGCGTAGCAGCTTGAGAAACTCATCGAGCGAGTCGATTGGCGGAGGCCGGACACCGGTGTATAGGGCGATTGGACAGCTGTGACAGTGCTCGGGATTGGAGCCGAAAACGGTTGCTACAAATTTGCTACGGGGGACGAGAGAGGAAGCGGAAATAAATGATGGGCGAGTATCGCTGGTACGACATTGGTACAGAGATTTTTGATGGTCAATGTAGGCCTTTATTTCCTGGCGCTTGGTAGTGAATCAGTCCGATCCATCATCGGCACGTTTTCATCCCAAGCAGTAATCATGAATGTAAAGGGACGCCCCCGGAAGGCGCCCCATTTTTTGCGTCAGGACGACTCTGCATCCATCCGCCGCGCAATCACATCCAACACATCACAACCATCGCGCAACGGCACGCAGCACAACAACGCAAAGTCGCTGAGAACCACCGTATCGCTGGTGATATCACCACGCATAGCCAAATTTTCAAGAATCTGCGTTACAGCTCGAATTCTGTAGCTGGCGGTGCTGAGCAGTGAATGCAGAGGTTGGGTGGTGTTGACGTACAGCGAGGGCAGGTCATCGGCATTGCTGGTTAAAGCCATGTACTCATTCATAAGTGAAGCTCCATTAGTTCATGAGAGCTATCACTCAATCGTCGCCAAACGAGAGGGTGGTAGCCGTACGCGGGTTGGCGAACCGGGCAATGGAGAAACCGGCAGACCCTGGGGTCTCCCGCGCACAGCCACCATAAAACAGGCAGCTAGATGCGTTCCGAAGCGCTCCGAATTGGTCGAAGGCTTCGGTTCAATTGCAATCGAGTCGCCAAACCCGACACGCCGTGAGGGCGTGGGCCGGACTATAGGACTCGTGGCAAAGGCGCAGCAATAGCGGAGTGTACGGACAATTCCTGATGTCGTGTAGGACGCTGCTCTTTTTGATCTCTGGCACCGATTTTTGAGATATCGCAATTCCTGAACCAACGCGGACTTGCCGAAAAGTTTCATGATGTTTCGTTGAGCCGAGGCATAGGATAACCACCAAAGGTCATTTCCCTCGCGCCTCAACCCACAGGAATCAAAAAATGATCGCAAACCTCGTCAAAGTCTCGCTGATGGCCGGTGCTTTGTTGTTGAGTGCCTGTTCGGGTGTGAGCACACACAGCGATTATTCGGTCGACTCCGTGCAGTCTGCCGGCTTCGGTCCGGGGCCTACCAACAACCCCAATAAAATGAACTTCCATGGCAGCGCACTCGGCAATAGCTTCGGCGAATACGGCTCAGGTCTGCTGCACGACGACTGA